GCGCAATTGCCATTCTTGATTTTGGCGGTGACTTTTCTGTTTCTGGTGGTACTTTTAAAATTGTATTCCCAGCAGCAACTGCAAACAATGCAATTGTAAGGATCGACTAAAATGGCTTCAACCTATGACAATGACTTACGCCTCAATGAAATGGCGACTGGCGATCAGTCGGGCGCATGGGGAACAGTCACGAACCTAAACTTGGAAATGATTGCGGAGGCGTTCAGCTACGGAACACGCGCTATTGCGAATGCCTCCACAGACAACATAACACTTGCGGATGGCGCACTTGATGCTGACCGTAGCATGTATCTAAAGCTGACTGGTGGTGGTCAGGCTTGCACAGTAACATTTTTACCAGCGACCATCTCAAAGGTCTGGCTAATTGAGAATGCAACCAGCTATACTCTGACATTCACCCAAGGATCAAGTGGTGCAAATGTTGCAGTGCCTGCTGGTCAAGTCAAAATGATCGCTACAGACGGTGGGGGCAGCACAAACGGCGTTGTCTACGATCTTTTGACAGACGTAAATCTGGCTGGGACAACTGTCATGTCTGCTGCATCAATTGATGATGTCGCAATAGATGGCAAAGTCATTACGATGACTGGATCGTCAGGCGACACAGCCACAATAACTGTCGCAGCAGATGGTGCGTTGGAAATAGCGACTACAGATGCAGCAGCGGCTGCGGGTCATATTACTTTAAAGCCAGATGGAAGCCTTTTCTTGAATGAAGGCAGCACGGCTGTTGGTGAATTTAAAGGTGTGTCCAGCGACCTTGTCATCAAGTCTAAAGTTCAAGACAAAGACATATTGCTGAAAGGTGATGATGGAGGTGCAGAAATTACTGCATTGTCTCTTGATATGTCTGCGGCTGGCGCGGCTACGTTCAACAGCACTGTTACTCGCTCTTTAACACGAGGCTCTATTGACGTTGGAAATAGCTCTGGCGTGTCTACACCTTTAGCTGCTGGGACAAGTGGTTATTTTCTGAAATCTGACGGAACTGATGTGGCTTGGGCTGATATCCCCAGTGGATTTATGGGAAGCGTTATAACAGTTAGTAGCAGTGGTGTAACCACCTTAACCGCAGCACAGTCTGGTTCTTTAGTCAACGTTACAAATTCAGCGGCTATTATTAAATTACCCACAGCAGCGGCAGGATTGTTTTTTGGTTTGAGAAACACCACAGATACAGACATATTAATAAGGCAAGCCTCTGGCGCTGTGTATATGAACTCTAAATTTATGCCGTCAGTAGTAAGAGAGACTGATGGTTTTGTTATTATTGTAGGTGTTGATAGCACTCATTGGGTGGCAGATTATGACGCTCCATCAGGCAATGTAATAACTAGATTTTCTAACTCAAGCAATACTAATGGTTATACAGCCACATGGAACACAAGTCCAAATGTTACGTCTATTGGCATCTTTATGCAAGGTGGACAAAACTATATGAGCTACGGTTCCGTTGGTGGAACCACCGTTTACTATGCAGCAGGATTTGGAGGAGTCTCTTATTCTGAAAAATTAGTTACATCTTCTTTGCCTACATCATTAACTATCTCTGGGAACCATATGCCAGCCAGCCAATCAGATGCTGCAAACCCACCTAGCTCTTCTAGGCTGCGTGTAAACGGTTCAGGAGTTGATATGTATGCTGGATATCCGCAGGGAGGTTATGCGTATGCCTACAATCCCACCTCGCTCAACGCTAATGGTGGAACAGCAACAGGTGGCGATTTTAACGCTAGTGGCGGTCAAGGCAGAGCGAGTGCTGGAACCACTTACAACAGCTCTAACGTTGTCCTTTCTGGTGCGGCTGGAAGCGGTTCGCCAGCAGGAACTGGTGGAAGAGCCTACAATGGCACTTCAAATTCTGGGACAGGCAAACTTTATGATGGCACTACTTGGACGTCAAACCAAGCGTCAGGTACGCAAAGTTTTCGACATGCTGGGGGTACAGGCGGCAATGATGGCACTGCAACTGCTGGGGGAGCAGGAGGGACTAAGGATGGCAGTTCTGTTAATTGGGCAGGTTATGTAGGAAAAGAGTTCTACCTGCCTCCTGGTGGGACTAATGCAAAGCCCACTGCGGAAGGATATGAGTCTAACTTATATTTTGGTCATAATGACAGAGACAAGGGGCCAGATGGAGCAGGATTTGGGGTGGCTCCATCAGACTTAGTTTTGCTGTTTGGCCCATCCTCTTCCCCGTTGTTTACTAGGACTACACAATCATTGGGAGCATCAAACTTTGGTGGCCCTAACCCTGTTCCGGGACTAGCTGTCATAATAGAGTTTAAAGGATAAAACAATGTACGATGAAGCAGTGTTGAATTTGTATGCCAACAATTACCCTAATTCTATGACCGATGAAGGGACAATGGCTGTTGTAAAACAATTACTTGAAGCAACGGATTGGATGGGTCTTTCAGACACTCCCACCATGACAACTGCTTGGGCAACGTACCGTGAAACTTTGAGGAATCTTGAAAACTCTTCAAATTGGCCTGTTCTTAATCTTGAAGAGTGGCCTCAAAAGGTGGTCGAATGAAACTTATCCCTCCAGAATTAATGCACAAAATTAAAGTCGTGCATGGTGAAATGAAAGACGCAAAGAAAAAAGTTATGCACTCAGCATATTGTCACCCAGACTTTACAAAGGCACACAATGATCTAGTAGATGTGACCTCTTGGGTTAGACAAGTTTATTTTGACCATGCCAGATATAGATGAGCGCGTCTCTGCGCTGGAAAGGGATGTTGTTGCTTTGCAAACAGAGGTGCGGATACAATTCAAAGAGGTCTTTACGCGCATTAAGCGTTTAGAAGGAATTATGATCGGTGCCAGTGCGGCAATAATCTTGATGCTTATGACTGTGTTAATAAAAATGGGGTAAGAGCATGACTATGGAAAAGTTTCTGGCATGGAAGATTATGCCTCGACTCATGATGTTGGTGATGACGGTTATGTACATTCGTGTTATTGAGTGGTTCATGTCTCTCCCACAGGATGTTGTCAGCACTCAGGCCACCGCATTGACTGCAACCGTGACTGGTGCTATGACAGGTGCATTCGCTGTGTGGTTAGGATCAGAGAAATGATGGCTCTTCTGGGAAGTCTGCTTGGCTTCGGATCATCGTTTCTCCCGTCTGTTCTTGATTACTTCAAGGCAAACCAGCAACAAAAACACCGCATTGAAATGATGCAAATAGAAACAGATCTTGCTCAAAGACGCAGCGAAATGAAATTGGTTGAGCTAGATAAAAAGGCAGACATCGAAGAAACAAAAGGTTTGTATGCACATGACCGATCTATTGACGCTGGAGGCTTTGTCAACGCTCTCAGGGGCAGCGTTCGCCCTATCATTACTTATGCCTTTTTCGGATTGTTCGTAGCCACTAAAGTTGTGATCATGGTCAAAGTCACGCAAGCTGGTGGTGATTGGATGCAAGCAGTTGACTTGATGTGGGATGGAGAAACGTCTGGACTGTTCAGTGCGGTTTTGGCGTTTTGGTTTGGGAATCGTGCGATCACGAAGTATGCGGGGAAGTAGCCATGGGATACAAGTTAGGAAAACGAAGCCTATCAAGGCTAGAAGGTGTCAACGAAAATCTGGTAACTGTCGTGAAGTACGCCATCGGCGTTACGAAACAAGACTTTTCAGTGATTTGCGGGTTGAGGACGATAGAAGAGCAAAAAGCTCTTGTCGCTAAAGGTGCCAGCCAAACAATGAAAAGCAAGCACATCCACGGCAATGCCGTTGACTTGATGGCTTACGTTGATGGTGGCCGTTGGGAGCTTAACCTTTACGATGAGATTGCTGATGCGATGAAAGAAGCTGCTGCAGCCTCTGGAGTTAAGATCAAGTGGGGCGCAGCTTGGACAGTCGACTCTCTCGGGGATTGGGAGGGCACTGCGGAGAATGCGATGAACAGCTACATTGACATTCGCAGATCACAAGGTCGTAGGCCATTCATAGATGCACCGCATTTTGAGTTAGCTTTTTAATATGACTTTTTCTCTGATAAAATATAACTCAGGGATTGTTAAAGACACCACAGAATATTCTGCTGGTAAGAATGGGCCATTTTACGTTGACAGCGATCTTGTTCGTTTTGTCAATGGTTACCCAGAGAAAATTGGTGGCTGGCAAAAAGACCCATTTTATACATTAGATCCTAGCGGACAAGCCACATCAACAGAAGCTACATTGACTGGCATTGGCCGGAAAATGGTTTTCTGGAGAGCAGTCGATGGCGTTGACAGGATAGCTGTCGGAACTAACAACCATCTTTACATAATTCAAAACAATGCAATCTATGACATAACACCACTGCGGAAAACCACGAGCAATCTTTCTAATCCTTTGGTCGTGACCAGCGGCAGCACGACTATCACTGTGACCGATAATTCGCATGGAGCTTTAGATGGTGATTGGGTTGTAATAAACTCTGCCACCGCTACAGGAGGGATCCCTGCAGACACGATCAACAGAATGTCTGGCTACCAAATAACTTTCATTGACTCTAATTCTTATTCCATACAGTCTCCAACAGCTGCAACAAGCGGAGCCACAGGCGGCGGCACGACAATAGACATAAAATACCTGATCGGCTCTAATGATGGATTGGGAACCCAGAGTTCTGCTCCAGCTTTGGGCTGGGGTGTTGGTGGTTGGGGCGAATCAACATGGAACACACCAAGGTCTTTGTCTTTGTCTCAAGTTAATCTTGAAAATTCTGTTTGGAGCTTAAATCTCTGGGGAGAAGATCTGCTTGCAACAGTTAGAGGCCATGATGTTTATTATTGGGACACCTCTTCTAATGTTACGAGCAGAGCAGTTTTGGTGTCATCAATAGCCGAGGCAGCTTCTGTCCCAGAAAAAATAAGAGTCTCCGTCGTTAGTTTCCCAGACAGACACTTCATAGCTGGTGGGGCCAGCGTTTATGTCGCAGCTGATGGGAGCTCTGGTGACTTGGATCCGATGTTGGTTCGCTGGTCAACTCAAGAAGACTTTACGAAGTTTGCACCAACAGCAACCAACACAGCTGGAGATCAACGGTTGGAAGTTGGCACAAAAATAATCACAATGGTCAATACCCGAGAAGAAACTATAATAAGCACCGATGAGGCTATCTATGGCATGACGTTCGTTGGCGCACCATTCATATTCTCTTTCCGATTGCTGGCCACTGGAGTTGGTGCTAATGGCATAAACTCAATGATCGCTATTGATGGCAATGTATATTGGATGAGCAACAGATCTTTTTACGTTTATGATGGTGTTGTCAAAGAGATTCCTTGCTCCGTAAAACATTTTGTTTTCGACAGAATGCAAAGTCGTTATTTCGACAAGACCGCAGTCGGTCATAATGTTGAATTCAGCGAGGTCACTTGGTTCTATGTTTCTGACCAGAACACAGCTTCTAATAATCCTGAGCCAGACAGTTATGTTTCTTACAACTATGCTGAAAATGCTTGGTCAATTGGATCTATGGACAGGACAGTCTGGAATGATGCGTTTGGCTCCCGAGAGAAGCCATTCGCATTTGATGCAGGTGGTCATTTGTATAATCAAGAGACAGGCACAAGCGCAGATGGCGCAGCGATGAATTGCTTCATTGAAGGTTCGCCAAGAGAAATGACGACAGAAGGCAACAATCTTTATATGGTTGACAGGATAATCCCAGACATTACAATGGGAGCCAACAGCACAGTTTCAGTTTTCATGAATACTCGCAAGTTCCCGAATGCTTCTGAGACTTCCAAAGGCCCATTCAACATCACCTCTACAACTGAAAAGATCAGCACCAGAGCAAAAGGTCGACAGATAGCTTTAAAGTTCCAAAGCACAGGAACCCAAGACGAATGGCAGCTTGGAGATTTTAGAATTGACTTGAGACAGGATGGCCCAAGATGACACAGCCAGCAGCCCCACTAGCAGTCTTAAGGTTGCCAACTCCCCCAGAGGAGTATCACCGGAGTTATATGGCACGCTTGACCAATACAATCGAGTTAGAAAAACAGGCAACTTATTTTGCCAACTCAGCAGGTCTTAATTCAGCCACAGAGCAAGCTGAAGCTACAGCGTGGTTCATTGGGTAATGGCTAACAACTATAAAAACGCGAAAGTTGATTTGACGGGAACAGGAGCAACTGTCCTTTATACAGCTCCCAATGCGACCACCACATTGATCAAGTCATTGCTTGTTTCTGAAGACAGCGGCAATGCCGACACAATCACTGTCACAATAACAGATGCAGCCTCATCTCCTGCGACTTTCTCCTTATTTAAAGTCAAGGCTGTGGGCGCGAATGCAACTGTTGAGCTTTTGACGCAGCCTTTGGTTGTTCAAGAAGATGAGATAATAAAAGTCACCGCAGCCACAGGAAACAGGTTGCACGTTGTGGCATCATTGCTGGAGATAAGTTAATGATTTACTACTCACGCAATATAAACTAAAATTAGTCAAAGGAATCTTTCATGGCTACAGCAGGTGCATTGACAGGACTGACAGGCGAGACAACTGAAGAGGAGTCTGTGCCTGTTGAATATGGCGTTTTCCAAAACACTGCAGTCACTCAAGATCCCAACATTGACCTCCAAACAATGTATGGAACTGCGGCTGTCCCAACTCTGACTTGGGTGACCCAGATTCAAACAGGTGAGCGTGAATTCGATCCGAGCAGCCAGTTCGACAACTCGATGCTTGAGGATTATCAAAAGCTAGTCGACTCTCAAGGCCAACCAACAGGCATGATGGGTCCAGGACAGATCAGCAAGCAAGTCACCGGAGACACTTTGAGCCAGCTGGGGCAGACAGTTGGAGCTTCCGCAGGAGCAGCTTTGGTTGATCCATATATGTCTGGGGATTCTGGGGCCAAGCTGTTCGCAGGAGCCAAAAGCGCATTCAAAGATCTTCCCTCCGAGTTAGTTGCGGACAGCACCAAGGCAGGTTACAAGCTGCTAGATAATGCTGGGTTCACAGACGATCTTGTTTATCAGCCAGAGCTTGCAACAAAAGCAGTCGCAAAAGCAACAGGCAATGAGGCTCTTTATGATAGCTTGTCGGGGGACTCAACTGTCGTCGGAGGCAAAAGAGTTTACGAGGCTGGTGCGCTTGAGGGAATTGAAAGTTCTAACATAGTAGCCGATTCAATAACAGCCGGAGCCCAGCCACCAACATTCTTCGAAGGTGTGGGCAACAGGCTTTGGGGCGAAGGTGCCAAGGCCAACTGGACCTCAGCTGGTGGTGCTGGGTTGGTGGCTTTTGGCGTAAACCTGCTCATGGGCAGGAAGCCTAAAGAGGCAGCTAAGTCTGCAGGGGCTTCAGCAATAGGCATGGCTCTTGGCAATGCTATCCTTCCAGGATTTGGAGGGGTAGTTGGCAGCATGCTGGGTGGTGCTTTGGGTGGCAGGGTAATATGCAATGAGCTGATGCGTCAAGGCTTGATGGACAGGCAAAGCGTGATCCTTGACTATCGATTCACGAGAGACTATCTTTCCCCGCAGCACGTCAATGGATATCACGTTTGGGCAGTGTGGATGGTCAAGCAGATGCGCAAAGGTCGCTTTGTCGGTTTGTGGAAACACCTAGCTCAACACAGGTCGAATGAGATTGCTTACATATATGGCCAGAGAACCAAGCCAGACTATCTAGGCAAGATTTACCGGAAGATATTAGAACCAACATGCTGGGTTGTTGGCGCGTTCACAAAAAAGACAGACTGGTCTGTTCTTTACAAAACCAAGGAGGCTTAGATGGCCGAACAAATGCCTGATATGCGTGGAGCGAATATGGATGCTGGAATGGATCCGAGAGCACGCGAAGCGATGATGCAACCGGACGAAGAGATTGCAGCAGTTCTTTTGGCTCGATTGTCAAACATGTCTCCTGAGGAGCTTGGTCGGTTGGACGAAGCGATCACCCCTGAAGTTGCTCGGATCCTAATAAAGTTGATCCCAGAGCTGGCGCAGCTTATAGAAGCGGTTGAAGGACAACAAGCAGCTCCGCAACAAGCAGCTCCGCAGATGGGTGCTTTGGGCGGTATGTGATGGATGTTCGGAGAGCTGGGCCACTCGATATTTCGGCGATTATTGCGCTTCTTATGGAGATGCATAAAAACACCGAGATTCCCGTCTCACCGATAAGCAGTGAAAAGCTGGTCGCCAAGATCAGCGAAGCAATACACAGAGGCATAGTGTTCGTGGCGATCGACGAAAAGAACAAAATATCAGGATCAATCGGAGGAACAATCAGCACTGACTGGTGGTCTGATGAAAGGCATCTTTCTGATATGTGGTTTTATGTCTCTGAGGCTAGCCGAAAGACCAGAGTTGCTTATGAATTAGTCAAAAATTTTATTGGTATGGCAAAAGAAGCAAAAGTTCCTGTCCGATTGGGGCATGTTTATTCCGGCGATATGGATCGCAAAGACAACTTTTTTGAAAGACTTGGCCTAGTAAAAGCTGGGTCTTTATTCGTGGGGACGTAAAATGGGCGCTGCATGTCAAAGCACAACAACAACACTTCCTTCTTCTAGCTCAACTCTTTCAGGCACAGAGATCCCAGAGTGGGTATCAGCTGGTGGCCGCATACTTTTCGACCAAGCGATGGAGTTGGCCAAGAGCGAATATCCAGAATACACTGGAGCAAGGATAGCGTCTTACACTGATCCGGAAACTGGCGCAGTTAGCAAGCTCACCCCAGAAGAGCAACAAGCGATGGGCATGCTTTCCGGAGACAATGCCACGAAATACCAAACTTATTTGGACACTGCTTATGATGCTGCGAAAGGTCTTGGCCAAGGTTACACCAAACAAGACTACGACACTCTCATGGGCTCTGACTTCAGCTTAGAATCAGCTCAACCTTTCTTAGACATATATCAAGGCGCAGCAGACGCAGGAGTCCGAGAGGCAGAACGGCAAACAAGACTCGGACAGAATGATGCCAGAGCTGCAGCTGCCAGAGCAGGAGCATTCGGTGGCTCAAGGCTCGGCATACAAGAAGCTCTTTTAGGCTCAGAAGGTGCTATGGTGGCGGGTGACTTGCGAGCCAAGGCTGCAGCCGAAGGATTAGGATTCGCAGCCAGCAGGTTTGACGCTGATAGAGCTGGCAGGATGGCCGCAGAAGACAGGCAACGTCAGGCTTTCGAGACTGAAGAGGCTTCAAGAGTTCGGGAGGCAGAGGCTTTGCAGTCTTATGCTCCGATGGTACAAGGATTACAAGAACAAGCTGCAGCTGGCCTCTTAGGGGCTGGCGAGGCTCGTCGGAGGCTAGACCAGACAGCTCTTGACTTAGCATTCGCAGACTACACAGAACAAGCTCAATATCCCTACCAGCAACTCAACTTTGCTCTCGGTGCACTCAAAGGCGTTCCGTATGAGCAGAGACAATTCTCTTTGCAGCAAGGTGAACAGACAGCTCAAGCACCATCAATATATGGCCAAACAATCGGTGGACTAGGTTCTCTGGCCAGTGCTTATTACATGGGTAACAGATAAGGAGCCGACATGGAAGATGAAGACACAATCGGAGCAGCTGGGACCAGCTACGGTGACCTTCTCGGAATGTCGCAAGGTGCTTTGAATCGCTTGGGTGGAAAAGACTTGATGGAAGATGCCATTGAGATTGCTCGGGAGATATCTCCTGAATACAAACCCATTGATCCTGCTCTTTTGGCTTTTCAATTCTTCACTAACATGGCAGCTGAAGCCTCCAAGCCAGGACAAACAGCTCTGGGCGCAGCTTCAACAGCCTCATTAGTCCCAGCACAATACCTGATGAAAGACGCAATGGCCAAGCGCGAAGCTGAAGCCAAGCTTCCTGCAACTGCTATCAACATAGCCAAAGCGATCAAACCACCCAAGGCTACAGGAACAGGAACAGTCAGCACATGGACTCTTAACAAAAACATTCCTGGAATTGGTAACATAGGGGACAGAGTAACTCTTACGAATGCAGCAGCAGCTCAAATTGCTAGCCAAGATCCAGCTGCAATTGTTAAGGCATCAACAAAACCTTTGGCTGAAAAATATCTTCAGCAGGATCGTGTCCTTTACATGAACGAAGATGATGCAAGGGCGAAGCTGGAGACATTCGGTGTTACAGAGGATGATCCTGAATTCACCACAATATTTAAATTGATGACCACTGATGATGAAGAGCTTCTTGGTAGACCAGTAATTCAAGCAGACCAGTATTTAAGTTTTTACATCCCTAGAGCTGGGGAAGATTCTGAATTCTCTGTTATAACAAGAGCACCAACTGGGTCAGCAGTTCCTGCGGAGGTTATGTCTCGAAACGAAGACCTCAAAAAGCTCGGCAAATTGGAGCTTGACTACATAGACAAGACCACCAGCTTGCTACCGACAATTCAAATTGCACTTGATACAATATATCAGAATCCAGGAATTACAGGAATTGTACAAAGTGCAACTCTGGATATTCGCGCAGCATTGCAGGGTGCTTTCGGCTGGTCAGATCCTGAAATTTCAGACCAACAACTTCTTAAAGCGATATCAAACAAACTCGCACCTTTGATGCGACCTCCAGGATCTGGTTCTACCTCAGACATGGAATTCGAAGCATACAAACAAGCTGTTCTTTCTCTTGGCAACAATCCAAAAGCTAATTACCTCACACTGCACATGTTGAAGAAAACAACTGAAAATTCAGCAGAAGATGTCCGATTGAGAAAAGAGCTTTTAATTCAAGGAAAAAGCAACAAATACATAAATGAGAGAATCAGAGAGCTTGATAAAGGCATATACAAGAAAATGCCACCACTTCAGACAACCAATGTTGCGGAGTTCCGACAGGCAAGAGATACTTTTTACAACTCTTTGCAGAACGGTGAAGTGTTCATAAATAAAAACCCAGCCAATGGTCAGAAATTATTTCCACAAGAACCTACTATTATGATCAAAGGCTGGAATGGTGGAAGTTAGGGGTTAACATGGATGAAGAACTGACCTTTGAAGAGCAGGTAGCAGCAGCTGATGCAGCTGGTGGAGGGTTGCCCGATGGTGCTCCCACCCAAGGGAATGATGTTGACCCAGAGACTATTGATGTAGAGGCTGAAAGGTCTTTGTTCGAGTCCATAAAAGCAATCCCATCTGCTCTGGTGGATGCCGCAACTGGTGAAGGCCAAGAGGTTGAATTCCCAGACATCCCAGAAGCCTCGGACATGGGTGGTGATGCTCCTGGATTGATTGAAGGATTGATCCCCAACATCAAAGTATTCCTTGCCAGAGACGATGTCGGCAAGAGCGAAATAATGGAAAAGTCTTTTCAAGGTGACGAGCGTTGGGGTGGCAGATTCCAAGACAAGTTCGGCAACCCTATGATTGTCTGGAACAAGAAGCCTTACTATGTCAACAAGCCAGGATTTTCTTCGCAAGACTTCGGAACATTCGTTGGTGAAACAATCAAGATGCTCCCAGCAGCTCTCACATCAGGGGGAGCAAATGTCCTCCAGACTATAGCCAGAGGCATTCCAATATATTCATCCACTGAAGTTGGTTCCCAGCTTTTAGAGGCTCAGATGACTCCGGAGACAACCAAGGCTAAGAAGCAGACAGCAGGTGATCTAGCCACAGACGTGGCCACTGCGACAGGTGTTGGGGTTGCCGCAGACGTTGTGTTGCCACCAGCACTCAAGCTCGCAGGTAGGGCAGCTATGGCTCCTGTCAGGGGAGCAGCTAACGTCGCTGGAGTTCAACTCCCCCGATTCATGCGCCAAACACCGAATCAAAGTTCCCCCTACATAATGACTCAGGGCCAAAGGTCTGGTGAGTTGCCTGATACGGAAGTTGGTCAGCTGGATACTTTGGCTTCTTCGGATCTTGCACGTGAAGACATTTTGCGCAGATCAGCGGGAGTAGATGCTGGAGCCAGCGACCAGCTCAGAGGATTCGACAGGCGTCAGTTGGATCAGATCCGAGGAGATGCTGAAGATCTTCGGTCTAGGATGGGCTCAGGTGATCCAATGGTCACTGGTGCGCTTGAAACTCCCACAGCAGCAGCTGAAGGCATTCAATCAACAGCTCGAGAAACAGCTGAACGTCTCAAAGCAGAGGCTGATGCATCTTATAAAATTGTTGAAAATGCTGCTAACCAACCAGTTCTTTCTCAGCGTGGGTTGATGGAAACTGCCAGCGATGCGGTGGCGATGTTGCGCAAAGAGGTCGGCCCAGCGATGCGTGCTGAAATGCCTAATCTTTCCAAGCAGCTGAAAAAGCTAGAAAAGTTAGTCAAAATAGCTAAAAATCCAAACTTCAAAGGTGCACCGCTTAGGGCCATTGATGACTACCAAAGAGCTTTGAACCTCCAAATAGAACAGGCTATGGCAGTTGGCGGCAATGCTTCGGAAGGTCGTGCGCTGACAATGCTCAAGAATCAGCTTAACGAAGCCTACAACACCGCAATAGAGCGCGGATTGATGTTTGGGGATCAAAGCGTAATAGATCAGCTGCAGCAATCTAGGCAGATTTACACGAAGTATATGGGCCTGACGGGGCAGCAAAGCAGCAAAAATGCATCAGTCCGAGCAGCCAACAAGATCTTGGAAATGATTACGAACACAGAAGCCAACCCCAAGCAGGTGGTCGGGGCATTGTTCGGTCACAACAAGTTCGCTCCAGCCAATGCGGTTCCAACTGTCATCCGCAAGCTCAAGTCAATTCTCGGGGAAGGCTCCGCAGAATACCAAGAGATCATTGGGCTGATGAAAGATGCAACTCTGGAAAGAGCTTTTGCTGGCACTGGCAGGTCTGGCGTAACAAGAACGAACATCGTGAACAATTACAAAGATGTTTTCGGCAAGAACAAAGCTGTCGTCAATGAGCTTTTCTCGAAAGAAGAGCTCGCACAGATAGCTAAGTTCCGTAATGACGTAATGCCAACTCTCTGGGCAGAGATAAAACTTAATCCTTCAGGAACTACTCCAGCAATTTTAGGGGAGATGGGAAGACAGGGCCTTCTTAACTTTTTGTCTGGGATTCCTGGAGGTGGTGGTGCAGTCAGAGCAATCGAAGGTGGTTTCGAGGCCAGAGAAGTTCAAGCAATTGTCCGACAATACCTCGACAGAGCCAAAGCACCTCTCTTCAGCACAGCAATCCAAGCTGAAACTAAGCCAGAAGCTATCGAGACAATCAATCCTCAAAGCTCCCCAGCTTTGCAGAGCATAATTGAAGGGTTGTCCGCAGAGGATAGGGCAGCTCTGCTGTCCCCCTAAATGATTGATCCTGTCACAGCCTTCGCCGCTGCCAATGCCGCTTTCAAAGGCGTCAAAATGCTTGTCGGTGCTGGCAGGGAAATACACGATGTTTCTCAGCAGCTTGGTGCATGGTATGGCGCAGTCGCAGACATCACTCGTGCGGAGTCTCAACGCAAAAATCCAACTTGGCTAGACAAAAAGACTCATGGCTCCGAAAACATCGAGCAAGAAGCCATGGACATCATCGTTCGAAAAAAGACTTTGCTTGAGAAAGAAAAAGAGATAAAATTTATGTTAGATTACAGGTTCGGATTGGGAACCTATGATGAGATGCTTGGAATGCGTCGGAAAATACGCGCTGATCGGGAAGAGACAGTTTACAGAGCCATGGAGGCAAAACGCCAGATTCAGAACAATATGGCCATAGCTGCACTTTCGCTAGGGATCATATCAGTGTTAGGGGGAGGGATTTATCTTATTTACTTGGGGATCAGCTAATGTTAGCGAGTTTGATTGTTTCTGTGGCGTTGGCAGGAGTCGCCAACCCGACACACGTTCAATGTCACCTTTGGAAAAGAATAACAGATCCAAATACAGACCAGAAAATCTGTGTATACCGATTCACCGCAGGTTTCGGTGGGCTGGGGTATCATTACCCAACCCAAAGTTTCTCTGAGTGTCCTAAAGTTTTCAGTTGCGTTTATGAAAAGAAAGACAAACGCCCAACCCTAAATGAGATTCTTGATGGGCTGAAAGGTGGATTCTAACAAGCTATCACATTGGCCAATTCAATCCAATCTTCAGACGACATGTTGCCTTGCTTGTGCCATGTTGCCATTTCAACAACATCTTTCTTGGCGGGTCTTTCTAGCAGCCTTTTGCCTTTCTGGCCATCAATCAATATCATGAAGTCTCTGCCAATGCGGAACAAGAACCAACTCTTGCCACCTTCAATGATGTGTTGTTCTGCCCAGAATGTTTGACTTGATCTCAGGCCGCTGGTGAACCTGCCTCTTTTGGCCCAGTCTTCGATATATTTCAGCTCTATCCACCCAGACTTGCCGTCCAAAATATAATGAACATCTGGCATGCCACGCATGACTCTGTTCTCAACACGGTACATCTTCAATGGAAGGTTGTTCCGCAACAATGCCCAGAAACTGCTCTCACTCATCATTATTCTCCTTGATCCATTTTTCCAGCTTAATCCTCCCGCCTGTCAAATTCTTAAAGGCTTCGTCAAGAGTTTTATTAGTAAATTCTCCTGTATCAAGCAATTCTAGCTGCGCCCTGTAGATTGCATTTAAGGCTTCTTTGACGTTCGCCGTTGTTTTATCTACAGTCATAATTTCATGATGCATCACTCCTCCGACAAGAAAAAAGACATCGGATCTTTGGTCACAACATCTGCTAGGTTCTTTTTGTCCCGCAGAGCTTTGATGATCTTTGAGTCAATGGTCTTGGGACTCTCGATGTCGATGTATGTTACGTTTTGGGTTGTGCCTATGCGGTGGCACCTGTCTTCCGACTGAAGCCTTGTTTCCAAGTCGAAGCTGTTGGAATAATATATCGCATAAGACGCAGCTGTCAGCGTCAAGCCAATCCCCCCCGATTGAGGTTGGCCGATGAAGTAACGCACACTAGGATCATTCTGAAAGCTGTCAACAGCTTTGGCTCTCATGTCATTCGACACGCCACCATGGTAGCTCACAGCCTTATGGCCCAACATCCGTTCGATCTGCGCTATGTCGGCTCGGAAGCGTGCCCAGATTATCACCTTGGCATCGATGTTGCCCAGCAAATCCTTCAGAGCCTCAAGCCTAGGATTCTTGTCGTCTATGGGTCTTGCTTTCTCTTCGGCGGGAAACCACCCACAAACTATCTGTTGCAGTCGTAGCAGCCTTGTTATGGCCTCCTGTGCGTCTATTACGTCACCTTCCAACTCAACCACGAAGTCTTTTTTCAGCGAATCATACAACTTGCGCTGCTTTGGCGAAAGATCAACAAAGTGACGTTGATATATTTTGTCCGGCAAGTCCAAGCAATCTTTTTTCAAAACTCGGAACGAGTGGCCTTCAATGCTTTTGGTCAGCTCGTCCATATATTGATAAGAAACGATCTGTTTGTTCTCGTAGCCTCCCATGACGCAATATCTTGCCCTGAAAGAATAAAAGCTGTCGTACCCGAGGATATAAGGATCGAGAAACCTGAATTGGCTGTACACGTCCTCTGGACCTTTGGTCACTGGTGTGCCTGTCATGATCCTGCGATACTTGGCTTGTTTGGCAAACTTGTGGATTGTTTTGGTGCGCTTGGCTCCTGGACGTTTGATCCGAGAGCTTTCGTCCACCACCAAAAGAACCTTGTTGCTCAGGAGGATCTTGTTCATCAATGCCACAGCTGTTTGGCTTACAAAAGCCTCAACATTGAATGAAAATATCTTCAGTTCATCTTGCCCAGATAATATGTCGTCAAACTTGGTTTTGTCTCTGGACTTCATCCCCGAATAATAATATGCCGACGAGTGGTTGCACCACTCTGGCATGTGGTCGGGGATCTCTTTGTTGAGCCAGTTGCGGTGCACCCCATTGGGCGCAATGACGACCAACGCAGTTATCTCACCAGAAGCATAAAGATACGCAGCATTGTCGATTATGACTTTGGTTTTGCCTGTGCCCTGCTCCATGAGCAAAGCGAAAGACTCTTTGTCCCGACTCATGTAAAATGCTTTGCGCTGGTGATCGAATGGCTTGGTTTTGAAAAGGAAGTCACCCAGATCTTTCGGAGCTGAAGCCTTTTCTTTGCGAGTCAATTCAGCTTGATGCATTGTCTCAATATAATCGTCTAGGATGGGCGAAGCAGCCTCCGACCACACCGCCCTAGGCCAATGCTTGTTGATGTGGCTTATGTTGGCTCCAGTTGGCGCAAACAACAAGTCCCTGCCAACCCACTTCTTGAATCCTGGCAATGCCGCCAATTTCTGGATAGCATCACCATCTAGCTTGACTTTGGCTAGGCAGAACCTGCCATGAGCTTTGTCTATTTCCATGGTCGTAATTTTGGCCTCACTTTCTTTGGCTTGGTTAGGTTGTCAGAATAGAACACATGGTTCCCTATCGTCATGGCAGGATACATCTCTTCAGCCCAAACAGGCGAAACGCTAGTAGCATGGTAGTGGTAATAATATCCACCCCAATATTTCTCACCAGTCTTGTGATTGAATATGGCATCTTGAGCGAACATTTCTGCATCAGCCCACAAGTCACTGTCTGTCGGAATTCCAGCCCAACCATTGGGGCTGACGAAGCTGAATTGATTAGGTTGCATGACAACGCCACAAATGGTGTCAGGGAAGCGATCAGACTCAACCCTATTCATTATGACCTCAGCAACAGCTCTTTGACCGTTGAGTGGCTCTCCACGAGCCTCGTGATAAAGAGCTAACGACAAGCAAAGTTCCGCAATCATTGTGGTTCCCTCCAAACAAAATAAGTTTTGTAGTCGCCAACATATCTCATCATGTAATAGTTGTGACTGTTCATAGCTGCGAAATATGTCATGTCTTTATATTCCACCACACGCTTTATTCCCTCGCCAATTTTGATTATTTCAGTTGCCCACATGGTTGTCTCCTCGCAGGTTCAACTTGGCCAAAGTCTCCAGAGGATTGTCTAGCATTTCAGCCAGACTAGATCTGTAAGATTCACGGCAAGGATCGCAAATCTCAGAGCCATCAAATGGTGGCTCGTGCAGGTGGAAAGCCTCCCCGCAATTGCAGCAATCATATTCACCCATCGTCTTCTTCCTCATCTGGCTTGCACTTTGGGCATGGGTCACGATACATCACCCAGTGGAAATGCTCTCTGGGTCCACCGCCACAACTCTCCGGACGCTCGTCCTCAATCCAACCATCAACGCAGTTGTCCTCGTCGCATTCGACTTCTCCGGAGCCATTGCAATCCTCACAATCAACCCACTCACCAACAGGCTCCAGCGTCCCACCGAAACGCTGGTACAAAGTCTTTTCAACTTTGCCTTTGTGGCCTGTGTGCTCACACTCTGGGCAGGGGATCATGCCAGCTCCCCCACTTGAATTTTCATTGGACGGTTGACAACGGTCTGCTTCTCGCCATTGTATTCTTCGTGCTTCTTGACGGTTGCTTTGAAGCTGATTGGAAAGCTCTCACCTTCACCAAGCCACTTGCCCATGTATTTGATGGTGTTGCCGTCTTGGGTCTTGATGAGGTAGATGTATGTTGTGCCCCACTGATTCTCACCTCTCCAGACGAGACGTGCTGTGCCTTGGAAGTCTAGGCGATCACCAACTTCCCCGATGAAATTGGAAGCAGCTTTTTCCTCCGCGATTGCTTTGGCTTTGGCGTCGTTCACAACTGTCAACTCAGCGAGCTTCTCAGCAGCCATAGAATTGTCACGCTCGAAGATCACCTCAGTGCGCTTGGGGTTAGGCCAAGACCGCCCAGTTGAATCATCGTAAGAGCGGTGGATCTTGTACATAGCCACCACACCAACAGCGTCAACAACGAATGCTCTGCAGAAGTCACGACTGCGACGACCCCAACCAGTTGTGCCTTGGGCCCATGGGGTTGATCCTGCATACTCAACGACAATCGGAGCTTCAAGGATCACGATGCTCTGGCCAACTGCGGATGGAACACTGCCATCCCAGTGGCTCTCACCATCTTTGGCATAAGAGTTGTGGCCCACAACGCGAGCCATGTAATTCATTTGGCCAACTGAGGAAAAATATCCACCTTTGTTGACACAACCTTTGAGGGACATGTAGAGGTCTTTGTCATGATCAGTCCAATCGATTTGCATTTTTGTTCCTTTCTCATTTGATAGCTTAGTATCGCTCTTTCCCACGGAAAAGTAAAGAAGAAAGAATTGTTGAAAAACAAAGACCTCTACTTTTTTACTATTTAAATTTATTCACGTCACTGGCCCAAAGCACCAATGAAGCCTTCTCGTTGCCTGAGCTGGCCATCACTCCTGCCCTGACCACACGACCATATTGGTGAGCCTTGGCCAAGGCATTGCTGACCTCGGAGCGGTGGAGCCTGTCTTTTTGATTGGGGTGCGCTTCATAATAAGCCTCATCACATTCCCCTGTCGTCAAGTAATTTTCTTGCGCACGCAGGATGTCGATGATGTTGCTTTGGATCTGGGTGGCACCGTGCTTGGCAACAACAGTTGCGTTGACAGGACGATCGTCTTCTTTGGGCAAAGAAGCAGAAGGCGTTTCAGAGATTTTGACGCAACGCACAGCACGCCAATCAATGCGGCTCGCGTGATTTTCGTAGTTAGGCAAAGCATGCGCCAGAACCTGATCCCCGATGTCGAGGTTGAGGAATTTGCCGATGCGGTTGCCGATGAAAATTGTCTCACCTTCTTGGGTGACGCCAAAACAATTATGCTGCTGCGAGACCGACTCGATCAAGACGTGCAGCTCTTGAGTTTCTTCGATTGGTGTTGTCATTATATTTCTTTCTCAGTTTGAAGTTTAATGAGCAGTTTGAATCCATGCTCAGGGATTGGGCTCAGGCTCCAGAAGCAGCCAGAGGCTCGATCAACCAAGGATCATCCTCAGCGTCGAATTTGGGGTTGGTGACTTCGAACACGTTGTGCACCAACTTGTTTTTGTGCTTGGTCGCGTCCATTGCGATCCACTCACGGTTTTGATTATCGATGGTGGTGAAGTCACGAGTGTCGACCACGAGGAAATGCTTGGTGATCTGGATCACGTAGACTTTGCCAGCCTCAAGTGTCGGCAGGAATTTTGAGAGCTTGGTGCGCTTCTCGAGAGACTTCCACTTGCCGTTCACACCGAACATCCGGCACGCAGCTCTCAGGTTGGAGTTGGTGATGCCTTTTGCGTGGCGTTTGCCGCGCACTAGCTTGGCAGCTTGGTATGCAGGCTCATAGGCCACACCACAAAGAACGGCGATGGCGTATGGGCCACACCATGTGATGCGCTGCTTGCCGACCCAGTCGGTGATCGGGCGTTGAGATGGAGTGTGCTTGTTCATGATAGTGCCTTTCTAAAATTTGAGGAGGTGGTGGGGCCGAAGCCCCACCGTTAGATTATGAGTGAAATTTACGGAGAGAATCCCAGTCATCAGCCAGCGAATATAAGTTGCCCCCATCGTCGGCCGAACGCTGGTCATAAAGATAAACTAAATCAGCAGCGACCAGTGAGCCGAATGTGCCTTCAGCTTCTTTTTGGCCCCAGCCAGCTTCAACGAGATCAGAGGCATCAACCCATGTGAATGGGTCGTCTTGCAAATCAGCAAGGGTTTTGCCGCCCATGTTGCCGAGGCAACTTTTGATAAGAGCAGTCATCGCTCGGGTCTGGTTGTTTGTAAGTTCCATCGTTAGTTCCTTTCTCAAACCGTCAGGGCCTCTCCCTTCCGATAAAGAGAGTATCGTCGTTATTGCCAGAAAAGGCAATCATTATTTTCAATTTTGAGTGAAATAATTTTTCTCTCAACATTTACAACATCTTACGAACCTTTTCAAGATAGATCTTTCTGAACCCATTCTTCAACACACCTTTGAATAAGTACCATTCACCCAGCTTTCCATCCTCCACAATGGGCTTGCCCATCTTTTGGTACTTGAACCTGTCGACTGTGCATATGATTGCGCCAGTGTCATCTTCAGCTGTTACGTTCAGCCAAAGGTTATTCCGGTCAACTCTGCGACCACCACGTTTGGCCAAGTTGACAGCTTCATTCATATCCCTCAAATTCTTCTCTTTGAGCTTGCCGAAGAAAACGAATGTTCCTGGATTGTCCCCATCTAGGTCTTGGATGTCTGTTATGGCTGAGCCGATGTTGTGGGCTTTGGGATCTTTCTTGATGTGGCCAAATCTCCTTTCGCACTCAAAAATATCGTCATAGGGTGTCGTGCCTGTGTTCAGCAGGGTTTCTTGCCGTGGGGTCAATGGTTGGGACAGGTTGCGCCTGTTTTCTATGTCTTCTGCCATTTTGGGGCCGATGCCTTTGATCCCTATCAACCCACCGATCAATTCGTTGTCTTGGACTGACCAGTTGGCCTTGGACTTGAATTTGTCGAATGGCTTGTAAGTCAATCCCTCAGACACAACTTCCCTCAACAGCTTGACAGCTTGGTCATCATCCTTGACATTACGGAGGCAAGCAGCAGCATACTCCAGTGGGAACCTGCTCTTCAGGACACAACACCAATAGCTGACCATCCCGTAAGATATTGCGTGGCTGCGGTTGAACGCCCAAGATCCCATCGTGTTGATGTTGTCCCATATTGTTTGTGCGACGTCTTCCGGTATGCCATTCTCAGCAGCTCCAACCTTGAACTTCTCCCAGAACGTGTCAAAATATTCTTTGCCATAAGACTTGCTCATTGCTTTGCGCAGGAATGAAACATCTTCCCAACTCAGCTTGCCTATCTCCCGACCGATGGTCATGACTTGTTCTTGATAGACCACAACACCATGAGTCACCTTTGTGATCGGCTCTGTCATTGGGTGCATGTATTCCGCTGGTGCTGCTCCTATGTGCCGCTTGATGAATTGACTTGTGCCGCCGGAGTTGAGTGGTCCAGGACGAGCTAGGGCAGTGATGGCTGCAACGTCCTCAAAGTTGTGCACTTTCATTTGTCTGGTCACACCTTGCAGCGCGTAGCCTTCAAATTGGAATATGCCTGCATATTTCTCATCATTCAATATTGCGAATGCCTTTTTGTCTTCCAGAGGAAACTTGATCAGCTGGTCTCGCACCCAACCAACCTGATCCAACACGTCCTGCAGGACGGAGAGTGTTCTGAGGCCCAACGCATCAATCTTCAGCAGGTTGAGGTCTTCAGCGTCTTTTTTGTCTATCTGGGCTGCACCAGTCTGCGCACTGACGGAGCAATATTTGCTTACTGGGTCTTCAGTCACCAGAATGCCAGCAGCATGCACACCAACGTGTCGTGCGTGGTTCTCCATCTTTGCCGCAACTTTCATCTGCGGGAATTTCTCCAAGACAGCCTTGCCTATGTCGAGGTCGTTGAATGTGTCGAGGATGCAGAACGCAGCACGAGAGTCACCACCACTGCGCTCGATGATCGCACCTTTCAGGTCATTGACTTCCCATGCGGGTATGCCAAGCTCTTTGGCCACTTCTGCTATTGTGCTCTTGGCTTTGTAGCGGCTGACCGTCCCGAGGTGTGCAACTTTTTCTGCACCGTACTTGTCCCTGAGATATTGGAAAACCATCTCTCTGCGGTCATCTTGAAAGTCGATGTCGATGTCCGGCAGATCTTCTCGGGTGATGTCGATGAATCTTTCGAACAACAGGTCGTGCACAATCGGGTCAACGTCAGTTATGCCAGTGAGGTAACAAACCAAAGAACCAGCAGAAGATCCACGCGCAGGACCAACCAGCATGTGCTCTTTGGCGTAACGAATCATGTCAGCAATCACAAAGAAATAATCCTCAAATTCCTTGCTTGCAATCATGTCCAACTCTCGCTTGAGCCTAGCCGCATAAACTGGATCTTTCAGGTCAACGCCCAGTGCCGGAGCACCATCCTCGCAAAGCTCTCGCAAAGTCTTTTTTGAATGGAATGCGATCATCTGCGCAACTGGCAGATCAGCATTGCAAAGCTCTGCAACTTTGTAGGTGTTGTCTATTGCTTCTTGCGTTCCCCAAGGCACAGCAGCCTTCCACTCCCACTCATCAAGAATGTGCATGGGCCCACTGCGATCTGTGCGGTTTCGGCCACACAAAACCTCATAAGCCTTTTTGTCCGATGGCTTGGGATAAAAGTTGTCGCTGGTGGCTATGGTCTTGAAGCCTTTTTGAGCAGCCCACTCAGCTGATTTGGGAGAGCTCATTGGTCCAAGCTCGACGTAAAGATTGTGTTTTTTGGTCAAAGGAAGCATCGACCAGTCTGGGTGCGATCCGGACAACATTATCACGTTTTCGCTGACGTCGAACAGGTCTGAATAGCTTATGCGGGGATAATAGTAGAAATTCTCTTTGGATGTGCTGCGGGAAACAAGCTCATATATCTCAGCCAACCCATCATTGTTGCAAGCCAGAAATGACATCGGATTGTCGGCTTGCTTGGAACGGTCATTGGCATCTAAGACCACAGATATCTCAACACCAAACACAGGCTTGATGCCAGACTTTTTGCAGTGCTTGGAGAATGCGACGTGGCCCCACGTTCCTGTGTCGCATATTCCAACAGCCTTGCCTTCAAAACACTCAACAACCTTTTGTATGGGGCCGTATGCCTTGCGGAACGAATACTCTGTGCGTGTCTTGAGGTTCAACATTTATATGTGTCCTTCCTTTGCGTACCAATCAATGATCCGGAGCGTTGCTTCAACATCATTCATTGACCTGTGAGAGCCTTCTATCTTCTCTTCGAAGAGCTCTTCATATATGTCGCCCAGCTTGCGCATCTTCCCCCAGACTCTCTGGCCAACCTCAACTGTGCAGGTGTGCTCATAAGGCCAAGGGAAGCTTGTGACCTTGTCTAGCCTCTCAAGCTCAAATTTCAAGATCTTTCTGTCGAAGCCAAGATTGTGGGCAAACATCCGCTTGGTTCCCAAAAAGAATTCATTCAATCTGTCGAGGTGTGCGATGAATGGCTTTTGGTCTTTGAGCATGTCGTCGGTTATGCCTGTGATCTTGGTGATCTTTGGATCGAGCATGTGCTTGGGGTTGCAAAAGAATTCAAGGCGATCAACCTCAATGAGCTCTTCAGTAAGCTTGATCGCACCGAATTCAATAATCTTGGGCTGCATGTCAAGATCAGAACCTTCCGCTTTGGGCAGACCTGTGGTTTCTAGATCAAAGACTATCAGCATCTTTATTTATCCTAACGATGAATTTGAGGTCAACGCCCAGTATGTTCTTCGTGTCGAATATGACGTAATTGTAAGATCGTTTTCCTGCAATCACGGGATTGGTGTGGGAGTCGGTGAAAACTTCTTGCGCCACTTCGATGTCACGGTTTGCGAAGAACGCTCGCCAATGCACAAGATCTTCTGCACTGCAATGCATCCCTAGGTGGCTGACTGTGTTCCTTGATCCTCTTGAATCAATCCAGTTGGGGCCAGAAGTATAATCCAAAACTTCAAACTCTTTGCCGGAGAACAGGTCATAGTTGAAAGACAAGTCAGCTTCGTTGGTGTCGCGAACGCCGAAAACATTGCCAGTTGCGACAACGTGATCTTCAGCCCAATCAGTTGCCCCAATCTCTGACAACAGCTTCTTGGCTGCGATTGGATCTTTCGGGACGATTGCTATTTGTTCAATTTGGAATTTCATTTCAGGCTCCATATGGAAGGATGCACCCAGTCAGGTACTTGTGGTGATCTTTTGATTGAAGTAAAAAAGCGACAAATTCTGCCAGCCTTTCTGGTGGCGTTTCTTCGCCTGTCAACAGACCATTGAGTTGATACTGCTGGGCATGCTCTTTGGTCCAGCCACGAGTGGCAACCACTTGGTTGTCGATGTCATCACTCATGCCAGTGCCGGAGAGTTTGTTAGGGGCTATCCCAAAAACTGTTATGCCATGCTTCTTGGTCAGCTCTCTGGCCATCTGCAACGTCATGATGTGGGCAGCACCTTTGGACGCATTGTAGGCCAAAGAACAAGTCATAGGCATGTGGGCTGCATTGCTTACGATGTTGATGACTGTGCCTTTGCTTTTGATCAGTCCTGGCAAGCAAGCCTTGGTCATCATGTAGATGCCTTTGGCGTTGGTGTCCATGACTTTGTCCCAGTCTGATTCCTCGAAGTTTTCAAGCCAGTCGATTATGTTGACGCCAGCATTGTTTATCAACACGTCAATTTTTTGACGCCAGACGTCAGAAATGTCTGGATTACGGACATCCCTGCCATCCTCAAGATTGAAGCTGATCACTTTGTGGCCTTGGCCTACCAGCTTTTCTTTCATTGCCTTGCCCAAGCCTTTGCCTGTGCCTGTGATTAAAATGTTGCTCACTGTTTCTCCTCCTTGATGAGATATTCAACCATGGCCGCATAAACGGCTGCATCATGAATTGAGTCTTTGTGTTTCAGGTTGCTGTTTGCGAACCTAGTGATCTTGACGATCATCAACTCAAACAGATGCCAGCTGTTGTAATCGCTGACTGTGTTGAGCTGCACCCCATTGGGGAACAAACTGATCATCACTTCTCCGACGGTCTTGTAGTTGTCGCCGTAGACTTTATTCCGCTCTCGGAAAGTTTCTGCCATCTCTTGCAGAATGTCTGATGGATCTTTAGGACTGCTCATTCGACACGCCACCATTCACCTTCGGTCCTCCCTTCTTGGTATGCTGCATCGACGGATTCGTCGTGCTCGTTGGACTTCTTGAAAGCCTCCTCCAGAGACATCCGCAGGGCAGGGCTGAGGTCAAAAAGCCTTGCAATTTTTTGCCTGTCAAATTCAATGTCGTTGCCGACCAATCTAAGTTCCATCAGAAATTCCCCTCCTGAACCTGCAGGCAAGTTATGCCCTCATCTCTCCACATATCAACGCAGACTTTGCGATCTTCCAGAGCAAACCAAACCTGTTCTTTTTTGTAGTTAGCATTGAACAATTCTCGCTTGACAATGTCGTCTCTGCGCTTGTCACCTGCTGGCCTCATCAACAGATGGTTGAATGGGATGTCATTCATGTTGAGCCAACTCATAGTCACATCTCTGAATGATTCGTCCCGAGCGGTCATTATTACAATCCAAGTCCACTTAGGCAGATTGCGCACCAAATCAACAACAGCATCAATCGGCTCATCATCCTTGCTGGCTGCATTGAATGCTTCATAATCTTTCGCTTCATACAAATGGAATCTGTGACGACAATCAGCCAGCGTCCCATCAATGTCAACAATCACTGCACCGTCTCGAACCATTCTGGAGCCTCCTTGTCTTTCCAAGCTGCGAACCTTGCCTTGGCACCATTGTAATAATTCCTGTATGCTTCCACAGTGCAGTCAGTTTTGTATT